GCTGGTATTGGTCAAATTTCAGAGGGCTTAAATACTATGTCTAGAATTCCTATTTTAGGTAATTTGTTTACGCGACCGGCATGGATTTCTGCTCAAGCTTCCAACATTTTTAAAATGCTAGGTTTTTCTAAACCAACTATCCAAGGTTTACCATGTGAGACAAAGCTGAGAGGTCAAGTCCGCATGGCAAATTTTGATGGTGTAGACACTTCTCACAAGATGGCTCTTTCTGTACAAAATGAAATAGAAACTAAATCTGGTCTTGCAGGTACTTCTGCTGATGAAATGGATCTTTCACATGTTTTATCCATCCCCAACTATTGGGACAGGTTCACATGGCCTACAGCAGATCCATCAGGTACTGTTCTTTGGGACAATTATGTGACACCAATGAAAATTAAACCCTATTCTTCTACTGTTACTAATAGATTCGTCACTACACACATGGGTTATGTTGCCAACACCCATGGTTATTGGCGAGGTTCAATAGTTTACACCTTTAAGTTTGTCAAGACGCAATTTCATTCTGGTCGTTTGCGAATTAGTTTTGTTCCTTTTTACTACAATTCTACAATCTCAACAGGTGTTCCTGATGTCTCTAGGACGCAGAAGATTATCGTTGATTTGCGCACTTCTACTGAAGTTTCTTTTACTGTTCCTTATGTTTCTTCACGTCCATGGATGTTTTGTATTCGTCCAGAATCTTCGTGGTTGGGAACTAATAATACAATGATGTTTAACGCAGTCTCTGGGATTGTGCGGGTCGAAGTTCTCAATCAACTTGTTGCGGCAAATAACGTACACCAATCAATAGATACTATTGTTGAAGTGAGCGGCGGTCCTGACCTAACCTTTGCTGCACCGTCTGCACCTTCCTACATACCTTATGCTGGTTCATTGACTAGACAGGCTGATGCAACTAAACAGGAGGAGAAAGAGCAGGAATACGATAATAACATTCCCGCTGTTGTTACTCCAAAAATTCACGCACAAGTTATGGGAGAAGATGAAGCAATTGCTAGAAATGATGCTCAACACGGTGTACACCCTATGCCAATAGATACTCACGCAATTTCCTCCAATTGGTCTCCTGAAGCACACTGTATTGGCGAGAAAATAATGTCAATTAGGCAACTAATAAAACGTTTTGGACAATTCTTCGGTGTAAACATGAACAGTACTAATCCGCAGGCTATTATAGCTCCATTTTCTGTTCCTACACCAGTGACAACAACTGCAGGAAATAAAACTATTACTATGTTGGAATACTATTATTTCATCTATGCTTTTTGGCGCGGTTCTATGCGTATTAAAGCGACTAATGTTATAACTCCCGCTGGTAGTGCCACTACACCACCGGTCAAAGGAGGTTTCAACACTATGTATCTTTTTAACACGGTTCAAGACGCATTTAATACAGTAGTGAACGCTTTTGGCACTGGTGCTCCCGTTCAGCCTGCTAATTTGTCTTCTAACGGTTTGACCAATATGGGAACTTCTGCAGTTGTAGTTGATCAGCAGGTCGAAGGAATGACCGAGGTTGAAGTTCCATATTACAATGTTTCCCATATTAGTCCAGCAACCACTTACGACATGGGATCGTCCCCTCCAATATCTATAACAAACGTGTTGCGTGGGCACCTTCCACCCGCTGCTTTGCTTATGCAACCCCTAGGTACCATACCGGTAGACGTGACTAATGCTGCCCAGTTTTGGCGCGCGCCCGGTGACGATTACTCTCTCATGTATATCGTCGGGGTACCCCCTTTGGTGAATGTTATTCGCCCATAAACTCCCTCACTATTCCCCACTCTTTAAAATTTGTGGGAATAGACATTGATTAACTCTATATTAGATAGTATTAGGTTAAGTTTCTCTTTGGTTTTGGGTTTTATTCAGTAACTATCTGCCCTATTACACGGGTATTATTCCAAATTCTTGTCCCTTCTGGACTCTTTTCTTATTTTTGTCAGAGTCCGTCAGGGCTACCAGGTTTTTCGCAATTTTCCTGCTTACTGACAGTAATTGCAATTTCGAATTTGGGTAGTAGTTG